CAACAACTTCTTCAACTATTTCTTCTTCAACAACTTCTTCAACAACTTCTTCAACTATTTCTTCTTCAACAACTTCTTCAACAACTTCTTCAACTATTTCTTCTTCAACAACTTCTTCAACAACTTCTTCAACAATGGGTTCATCGACTATTTCTTCTTCAATTGTCTCTACCACTGCTTCTGGTTCGGTTACTTCGACATCTACTTCAATATTCAACTCTGCTGCAATCTCTTGCTCAATTGCAATTTCCAATTGTTCTGTTGTTTCGGCTGGTGCACCCGTTGCTATTTCTAGTTGTATCGTTGGTATTATGGGAACAGGCGCTGCAACTATTGGTTCAACTTCAACTGGTGCTGGTTGTACTATTTCTATTGGCATAACGATGATAATTGGTGCTGCAATAATACTATCAATCACTGCATCACCAGTTCCTGTTCCTTCTACTATGGGAGTTGATGTTGGTGATTCGGTTACTTCTGCAACATACCCATTGCACTGTGTATCATATTGTGGATTCTGTAAGCATTGCTGATCAAAATATGCATCAGCATATCCTGTACAACGCATATCATATAATGTATTTAGATTACATTGCTGTAGTAAATAAGCATCTGCGTATCCAGTACATGAACTGTCGTAAGTAGCATCAAGTCCGCACTGGTAATCCATATATGCTGTCTCATATCCTGGACATTCTGTACTGTATAATGTACTTATTGTACACTGTTGTCCAAGATATGCTGAATCGTATCCTATGCACCCACTATCATACAACGGACTTATTGTACACTGTTGATTATAATACGCTGTTGCGTATCCTGGACATGCGCTGTCATATAATGCATCTGCACTGCACTGTTGGTTGTAATATGCTGTTTCATATCCTGGACAACCACTATCATATAATGCATTAGAACTGCACTGTTGGTTGTAATATGCCGTATCATACCCTGCACAACCACTATCATATAATGCATTAGAACTGCACTGTTGGTTGTAATATGCTGTATCATATCCAGGACAAGCACTGTCATACAATGAATTGGCACTGCACTGGTAATTATAATATGCTTCTTCATATCCGCTACAACTGCTGCTGTATAATGAATTCTGTTCACACTGGTAACTCTCATATGCACTTGAATATCCTGGACAACTAGAATCATACATCGCATTAGCACTGCATTGTTGATCGTGATGCGCTGACGCATATCCACGACATTTTGCATCGTATGTTGGGTCAACACTGCAACTTTCGTCATATTGCTGTGAAGTGTATACACTACAACTATCATGCCAAGTTGCATCTGTCGAACATTGTTCTGTCCAATAATCAAACTCAGCAAATGAATACCATCTGCCAGAATCTGGCCATACAATGTTATCATCTATGTCAGTTGTATATAAAAATAAGTAATCACCATTAAGGGTTGCATCTTTGATTTTACCGTGTAGTGTGCCAGGACATTCGTCACCATCGCTTGCACCATGTCTTTTCTCGCAGTCCCACACCCAGTTTGTAATATTACCTAAGTCCGCAACTAGTATGTCAAACACATCCGGATTGTTTCCTCTGTATATAAATATATAATCACTGCCTTGTCCACTCACATTCATGCCTGGTTCGGTGGATTTTTCATTCTCATAGCCAGAACAACCGCTATCGTATTGACTATTTGCACTACATTGTTGATCATAATACGCATCAGCATATCCAGGACAACCTGCATCATATGTTGCATCTGCGGTGCACTGATCATTATAATAAACTGCGTCAGCATAGCCAGGACAACCAGGATCATATGCAGCATTTGCACTGCAATTGTTGTCATATTCGTATGTTGCTACTGCTTCTGCATAACCCGAACAACTTGGATCGTACATTGCGGTTTGTGCACAAGGATTAGCACGATATGTAAACCATATACCACCAGAACGTATGTTTGGACCATAGTTACCATCCCACATACCACCATCTTTTGATGATACTCTAAATGTTGCAGAACCTAAACTTTCTGGTGTGTATATACTACCAACACCATGTGTGTGATCATACAGTTGAATAAAATCTTCTTCTACTTGCCAGTATTCCACCACTCCATCACCATCAATGTCTGATGCTTCTTCACTATCACTATATGAGTTTGGATTCATCCAATCATACCAAGTGTCGTATGAGTATGTCCTAGTTTCAATTATATTACCGCTTGAGTCTGTTATCTCTACTTCAACTGTAAGTATATCAAATTGTTCAGCCCATTCGCTATCTAGTATTTCACCAGTTTGTAAGTTTACTCGATTTTCTAAATTTTGATTACACCAATCTTTTTGAACACCATCGGAAGTTGATGTATTAAAGCAACCATTCATGTATAACCATTTATAATGTATCTTGTCTACACTGATTCCTTCGTTTGTGAGTACTTCATTGATGGCTGTACTGATAGCGAATGTGTTATAACATGTGCCGAACGAAACATGTGTATTACTGATCACCATTGCACTGCTTTCCCCAGCAGCACAATTACCTGTTATAAAACCATCAGCGTAGTCCGTAGTTCCTGGATCAGTGGTGAATGAACCATCACCATTGTCAGTTTCTGCGAAAACGCTATTAGATAAGAAAAAGCAGAAACAAAAGAATACCACCAATTGTTTTAAAATTATCATCTTTTTCGTTTTCCTTTATATTTGCTGGTTGCAATTCTGGCTTTCTATCCCACTGCTCTTGGGCTTCTGTGCCAATTGCTCCCAAGAAAGGACAAGGTGTTCCCGCCATTTCCATAGCGTCAAATATTCGTTGGTCTTGACACATAACACTAACAGCGGCTACCTTCATACCCATATCATAAATTGTTTTGGATAATTTTAATCGCTCACAGTTCATATCACGTACTGTGTTGCCTCCACTGATACCAAGTATCTGTGTCTGTACTGCGCCTGATACACCTACTGTACATAAATCACTATTACTAGCATTAATGCCTGGACTGATTGCACTAGGTGGTGGACTTTTGACTGTTGTTGTATTAGTTCCGTTTGTTGTAACTGTACTGTTACTTGTCGATGCAGTTTCAATTACTGCTGCATGTGTAACGTTGGTAAATGACACGAGTCCCACTAAAATCACTAGAGCAACTTTAAAGGTAACATTCTGTAATAAGTTCATAATAAATATCTTCTCCTTAACTACATCTATTTATGAATTAACTACTAATATTATTAATAAATTAAGTCCATAAAAAAAGACAACTAAAGTTGTCTTTATAAGTTAAGTTTGTTTACCTTCTAGCCAAGTATCTATACCTGCTAACTTTGCCATGAATGCATCTTCTTCTGAAAACAGAATCAATTTAGAACGACTAAGATAATATGGAAAACTCATTTTTCTGAATAGATCAATAAGTTGTCCAGAATTGAAATCTGATTCTAAAACAAATTCCCACTTATCATATAGTTTAACACATCTATTTTTTCCATGCGAAGTTAATCGTACTGTAAATTTATTATAAAAGATATCTAAATTCGTCAGTTTAACGGAAGATACCTCATTTAAATTAGCAACAATATGTGCTTGCATTACATCAACACTATATTTCTCCACGAGTAATAGTTTCGCCTTCTGTCAATTTAACTACGGTAAATAAGTTGCTTTTAAATAGTATATTTAATCTATCAGACAAATTGAATGCATGTCCACTATTTTGGAAACTTGACTTCTTATATTTTGGTCCTGGATAATCGATCAATGTATTCAATGATCTTAGATTAATAGGAGAACCATTATAGTATACTGCATACACTGCATCTGCTTTCAATATCTGCTCTGCGTTGTAATTCCTATCTACGTATTCTACTATTATCGTTGGTTTCGGTCTTGCCATTTCTGTTAAATGTCTCCATATGGTACTTCGTATTATTCATTATATACTATGTTATTTATCGTATAAGAATAAAATAGAGACACTTAACAGGTTAAGTTAACCAATTATTTATATGCTGCTGCAAGATACACTGCATGTGATGTTGCGTCTTGTCCGATACGTGCAAGATCCCACTGACCACAGAATTTCATAAAATGCAATCCAACTTGACCAATTGCGGGTGTCTGAACTTGCTCAACAATTGCACCATCTAATGCTTCTTTAATATTGTCAGGTTGTGCGGTCAAATCAATTAGTGCTAGATTACGTGTGTAATCATCAAGTACACGATGTTCATCACCATTATGATCTGTCCAACGCTGTAACATAAAGTTGTTCCAATTAAAACCTTTTGTTTCTTTATCAGCAAATGCTTCTTCTAGACCAATCTTATTTTTACTACCTTTTTTGCGCACACCAGGATACGCACTAAAGATGTTGTCTGCGGTATCACCACGTACACACTTTTCAAATAACAACCACTTAGGATCGCCAGGCATCTTTTGTTCTTTAGTCTTCTTGTCTTTAACAGGACGACCATTACCATCTACGATACCATCCAACTTAATTAAGTTATCAGTAATACCATTGTATTGAGTAACATTCTCTGCTAATAATTGATAGAAATCCGAATCACCACTTACAATTACATGCTTATCATCAGGATGATTCTGAATCCAACGAGCAACAAAATCATCAGCCTCACATTCTTCATGACGAAGACAAGTCATATTTGTTTTGTTAGTTACGAAATCTTGAAAATGTTCATATGCTTCAAAGAACTCACTATCGTCACGCTGTTCTTGTACCGACTTCTTTGCACGTAGTTCAGCACGATTACGCTTGTAAGGTGCATAGAAGTCTTTACGCCAACTACGACCCTCTAAGCACATTACTACATGCGTGCCGTTCTGCTCACGCCATACTTTGTTGATACTATTAAACATAATATGGAATGCCATGCCAATCTTCATGCTCATATCGTCACCTCGGACTACATGTTTTGATCTGTGAAAAAGATGAGCTGAATCTACAAGAATGTATGTATTCATTTGTTTGACCTTAGTTAGTTAATATTATTATATATTATATATCATATATCTATAGTTGTCAAGTCTTTTTTGATAAATAGATATATAATCAAACCTATGAAGAAATAGGGTGTAGTTCACGGGACGGCAATCCCCAACTACATTAACACTTACAAGGAGTATCAACATGAATATTTATCTTTACTTAAAAACCCACAACGTAACTGGGTTGAAATATCTAGGACAGACAACCAATAACAACCCTCACAAATACACAGGCAGTGGCAAATACTGGAAGTTGCATTTAGCCAAACATGGCAAAGATTACTCTACTACTATACTACATGAATGTACCGACCCGAGTGAAATTATATCGCTTGGCAAGTACTACAGTGAATTATGGAATGTAGTTGATAGTACAGAGTTTGCTAACTTGATTATTGAAGATGGCAACTCAACATCACATACCAAAGAATCCCGTGACAAGATGAGTCAATCGCGCATCGGTGTTGAACCTTGGAATAAAGGTAAGAGTATGTGGACAGACGAAGAAAAATTACGCATATCCGATCATTGGAAGAATTATGTACATAGTGACGAAATGATCACACGTCGTACACAGACACGTTTGGATAACGGTTATTCGCATTCCGAAGAAACCAAACAGAAGATATCCAATTCTACCAAGGGACGTAAACCAACTGCTGCAACGTTAGAGAAAATGAGTATTGCAGCAAAGAAGAATGGATATAATGGACATGGATTCAAGCCAGGACATGCAACTCACAATGCAATGCAATGTGCTATAAAGAACACCATTACTGGAGTGATAACAGAACATACATCTCTCAAGCAATGGGCGACTTCATGTGATGGTGTTAATTATTCAGCGGCATCTTACGCCTTTAAGATTAAAGACACGTATCGTCACTATGAAATTCTGCGTTAATATTCTTGCTCAGAGACACTACTACATAATGCAGTAAACCATTGATCAATGATTTCTTCTTCATTTTCACCAGAATAACCAGCATCCATCAATTGACGAATGAATACTTGATTCCATTCTAGTTCAAAATATCCATCAGAAGGCTTATCTTTATCAATATTCACTTTCACAACATTGACATATGGTTCATTTCTTGCGGTTGCTTTCTCTTTAGTAGTTACACCAGAATCACTAGATGAACTGCTAAATAATTGTTTTAAAAATTTAAACATTACTACCTCTTTTTATATTATACTATTATAGATTGGGAACTACTCCCAACCTATATTTTCCCATGGGACATTTTTGTTTCCAAAATGACCATACACACAGTTCTTGCTATACTCATTAAAATTAAATAAATCAAACCTATCAATAATACCCTTTGGTGTTAAATCAATATTTTCACGAATGAATGACTCAATTTTACTATTGTCACCATCACTATGAATGTAGATACTAGTAGGTTCTTTAACACCTATAGCATAACTCAATTGAATTTGACACCATGTAGTCCAACCACTTGCTACTACATTCTTTGCTAACCAACGTGCCATGTATGCTGCACTACGATCTACTTTAGTAGGATCTTTACCACTAAATGCACCACCACCATGCGGAGCAAAACCACCATAGGTATCTACAATGATCTTACGACCAGTGAGTCCAGTGTCACCATCGGGTCCACCAATAACAAAATTACCTGTAGGATTTATATGCCACACAGTATCTTTATCAATTAAACCATTTAATACAACATCACCTACCTTTCTAGCAATATTACATGCATCAGTGTAACGACCTTCTACGTGCTGTGTTGAAATAACTACCTGATCAATACGAGATACTTTATTGTCAATGTATTCCACTGACACTTGTGTCTTGGCATCTGGACCCAATACTTTATCAAATGATTCTGCTGATTTTACTTGCTTTAATCGTTTTAGAATTTCATGTGAATAATAAATTGGTGCTGGTAGATATGCATCATTGTCATTACATGCATAACCAAACATGATTCCTTGATCGCCCGCACCAAAATCATCTGTACCTAATGAAATATCATCACTCTGTGAATGAATAACATTATGTATCTTTATAGTTTTCCAATTAAAACCTTCTTGCTCATAACCAATTCTACGAACAGTGTCACGAATTATCTGCTCTACTTCGTCTGTTGTTACATGGAAATTTTTGACTTCGCCTGCTACTGTAACCATATTGGTAGTTACTAATGTTTCAATTGCAACACGAGTTGTTTCGTCACCTACTTTGAATCCCGCATCAACTAACGCATCTGAAATCTGATCAGCGACCTTGTCAGGATGACCTTCACTAACACTTTCACTTGTAAAAATATAATTATTCATAATTCTCCATTTAAATACTTGTACTATTTATGTACCCCATTGATTGCCATATAGTGAAATATGCAATCTTGGACTAAATCTATAACCCTTGTCTAATGCTAACTGTGCGATATCTTGTACTGATAAATTGTATTCCTCTGAACGACCACCAATCGGCATCAGATACACAGGACAATTAACATAACTCTTGCGATACTCTGCGACTACTTCATCTACTTCATCGACATCTGCTGCATTTGATACTACAAATTTGAGATAGAAATTGCTGTCTGCGACACTCATATACTGTGCTGCAACATCAGTCTTAATAGCATCTTCTCTCACTTCGCCACTAACAGATAATTTAGGTGAACAACTCCATGTAACCTTTAACGTATCTTTATTTTCTAAGTACTCATAGAAATCATCATGTAACAATTGCGTTGTATTTGTTTCAAATGTAATATTACGCAAGTCTTTCATACGTGCATGTTCTAGTAATTCCACATACATACGTTGCCATGCTAACAACGGTTCACCACCAGTAACCACTAGATGAATGTCTTGTCCGTTATCCATAGTCCACTTACCATTTGGTGTTAACGATAATAAGTGATCAACTACTTCATCTACTGTTCTGTCAAACATCAAATGCTTGAACTCAGGATAGATGCTTGCGTATGTGTCACATCCTGTATGAATGATAGGCAAGTCTTCCAATAGCGTAGCCTTTATATGTACACCATCTTCAATCAATTTCTTTACTTCTGGGTTGTATCGCTCGTCTTTAACAGCCTCACGTTCTTCACTCGTCATTGAAAATGATTTGCATCTAAAATTACAACCAAAAGTACGCAAGAATACACTAGGTACACCTACGAATTTACCTTCACCTTGAAGCGAATAAAATGCTTCACTGTATCTAAGTTTCATCAAACAAACTACTCCATGCTTTTAATTTACATTTCTTATAATGTATTCTATCATCTAATTCTTGTTCTGTCAATAGATCATTTTCAACCATTAAAGAAATCATCGCCATAACATCGCCTGCTTCATCAATCAACCTTTGTCTGTTTGAACCATCTGCATAGATACTGTCTATATCCCACCGATATATCTTACAACATGCTTGAGTCAATTCACCACATTCTTCTGCTGTGATAACCATCAATTCTTTTATTTGTTCTTTATTCATAAACTATCTCTTTTATTTTATGCCTAACGATTTGCCAATGGTAGCATCTAATTCTTTTAATGTTACTAAGTCTTGTTTCTTTTCTAACACTGTTCGTTTAGGATTCAAGTTAAACTTATCTTGAAACCAAAAATTAATTGCATCAGATGTATCTATTACATACCTAAATATCTTTCGTTTCCGAATCTTCATCTAACTGTTCCTTAATTATTTTGTCAATTTCTTTAACCCATTCAGAATTATGGGAAATAATTTCGTCTATAATATTATCTAATTCTGCTAGACTGCGTTTTTTATTCATCTTCTTCACTTGATTCATCTTCTTCACTTGATTCATCTTCTTC